GCCTCACCAAGTATTATTTTTAATGAGACTGATGTAACGGCTAATTGGAGAAATAGAGTAAGCTCGGGCTCTATTAGATTTCAATATGCTTCAGATGGCTCTACTTATGCAGATGCTTTAGTTATTGGTGCTACAACATCGATTATCAATAGAGATACTACAATCAATGGTAAGTTAGAGATAGATATTAGCGCAATAACAGGTAGAGAGGATATTTTATTTGGTACTATCAGCGATAGTACTCCCTCTAAGTTTGGTATAGCGAATGCTACTACTGTTACAGGGGAGTTTGTTCCTACAATATATGGTTATCAAAGTATAAACAGAAGTGCTTTCCAGTATACTGCTTTTGGTAACTCTGCTTATGATAGCAATACAAGTGATCCGATGTTTGTTTTTTCTGTAAGCAACACAGACTCATCTACAAATCCTTTAAACGGAACTCTAACACCAATTACCCAAAGAGATGCCTTCCTTTTCCGAACAGTCAACTTTGACTACATGAGGATTAAGGCCAATGGTGACACTACAATCAACGGCAACCTAACCACTACGGGAAGTGGGTCACTTATACGATCTTCAATTATAGGGACAGGAAATACAGAAGTTAACCTTACTATTGAAAGAACAGGGGCTTCAACGCCTAGTAAATGGGAAGCGTATATACCTACGGGGTCAACGGACTTACGCCTATACAATGCAGGGGATAAGGTAACTTTTTCTACTTCGGGCAACCTAACCACTACGGGAACAGTAACCGCTACAAGCGGTTTATCAATCCCTAACGGACAATATCTATATAGCAACCGAGCAAGCGGGAATTTAAGCATTCCAATTTTAGGGCACGTATCGGGTACGGATGATGTTAGAATGCTAACAACTGGAAGATTTTATGTAGTTAATGGCGGATTGACAGAAATATTTGGATTAGACAACTCGGGTAATGTAGACGTTACGGGAGGTCTAACAGTACAAGACCCATCTATTTTTAATAGAGAAATTTCCTTTGAAAGATATGCGATCATGAAAGATGGCAGCGGAAACACTACGGGAGTATTCGCAGACTCTATTTATTGGAATGGCTTAGGACATAATCTTGCAATAGCAGCCGAAACTGGAAAAGAAATAGAGTTTTACACAAATGGGTCACCAACGGTTAAAATGACCATCGACACTGCGGGCAACGTAGGGATTGGGACGGATGATCCTCAAAAAACTCTCGATGTAAGAGGTACATTTGCAATTAGTAATAATAGTTTAAGTTATTGGGACTTTGATAGAGATTCTAATGGTAGTTTGGTAATTTCAGACACCAACACCCCACGAATGACCATCGACGTTTCGGGTGTTGTAAAGATAATAGGAGGTAGCAATGCCTTTTTAGACCTTGATAGACTAACAAGCGGTAATGCTGCAAGGTTACGCTATGCAACAGGTGGAACAGATGAGTTTGAAGCAGGCTTAATAGGGGGAGTTGCAGGTTACCATATAACTGATGGAAGTGCAAACCCATTAATGACCATCGACTCTTCGGGCAGAGTAGGTATTGGGACGAGTAGTCCTGCAACAGAATTACAGATAGGTGACTATACTGATTCGACAGAAGCAATTACAATAGCAACTTCAAATAATGGGACTGGTAGAATAAATTTTTATGACCAAAATAATACAGAAGGTGGTAGTATTAGAGTTGTTGGTCAACAACTTGGAAGTAAAATGTATTTTTCCAATAGATGGGATACAGATAGTGATAAAGTTGTTTTTGATTTAATCTCAGGCAACGTAGGGATTGGGACGAGTTCGCCAAATCTTATCGGTTATGGAGCAGGAATTACAGTACTTAGTCTAGCTACATCTACTGCTGATAAATTTAGCGCTCTTGAATTAGCAGGAAATAGAGGAGCAGGAGAAAACCAAAATGGAAATATTGATTTTGTAAATAATAACGGAACGGCAACAGTAACTTCAAGAATCACTGCTTTAAATGGTGCTTCTAGTGTTTTGGATGGTATATTGACTTTTCATACTAGAACATCAGCAGGCTCTCTAACCGAACGAATGCGTATTGACTCTTCGGGCAACGTAAATATAACGGGAGGCGGTGATATTATTATGGGTATAGCTTCTGGAACGGGAAATAAATCTGGTTATATATTCAGCGACCATTGGAACAGTTCAGAAGAAAATATGACTGGCATAGGTTTTTCTAGTACTTCTACGCTTAATCAAGTTTTATACGGAGGAGGAACTAGCCAAGGAAACACAGCGACTACTCATAGGTTTTATGTAGCCTCCAATAATGTGACATTAGGTGGAGGAGTGGAAAAGGTTACTATTGATAACACTGGCTTAGCAGTTACGGGCAGCCTAACCACAACGGGAACAATGTCAGGGAGGCTTGGGATTAATGTAAACAATAGTTCTGCCGCTAGAGTAGGAGGAACTGGTGTTACTGGTTGGTGGAAAGGTAATGCAGAAGATAATTTTGCAGTGTTTTCTGAAACGGGTAGAAGTATTGAGTTTTTCACAAACGGAACAGGAACGGCTAGAATGACCATCGACGTTACGGGCAGCGTGCTAATACCAGGCTCATTATCTAAAGGTTCAGGTTCATTTAAAATAGACCATCCACTAGAGGAAAAGAAAGATACTCATCACCTTGTTCATTCATTTGTTGAAGCGCCACAAGCAGACAACATTTACAGGGGCAAGATTGACCTATCACAAGGTGAGGCAACGGTAAACCTAGACGAAGCAGGTCGGATGACAGAGGGCACGTTTGTACTCTTAAATGGTAACATTCAATGCTTTACATCAAACGAAAGCGGATGGACTGCTATAAGAGGCAAAGTAGAAGGCAATATCTTAACCATAGAGGCACAAGATGCTGAATGCACAGATACTATTTCATGGCTTGTAATCGGTGAGCGTATTGATCAGCACATGATAGATACACAATGGACTGATGAAAATGGAAGAGTAATAACAGAACCATTAAAGAAAGTAGAACCAACTCCTGAAGAAGAAGAGGAGGAGATAACAATAATTGAGAATAATTAATTAAATTTACAACTATGTTTAAAAAAGAGAAATTAAAAACAATCGAAATCATTAACCTAGCTAGAGGATTTAATGAGTTAGCAGTAGCGGGGGAACAAGAAGGTATGCCTGCGAAACTAAGCTATAAACTAGCAAGACAGATTACTAAACTTCAAGACGCATCAAAGTCTTTCCAAGAGCAGTCCGAAAAACTGTTAAAGAAGCATGGTGAGGAGGATAAGGATAAGCAAGGCTCTTACATGATTAAAGATGTTGAGGCTTATAAATCTGATGTACAGTCGCTAGAGCTTATTGAAGAAGAGGTAGAGCTTTTATCTGAGAAAATTAAACTAGATGAAATCGAAGGTGTAAAGGTAAAAACTAGCACAATGATTACACTAGAAAAATTCATAGAAGCATAGCATCATGGACATCAGGAAGATATCAATAGGTCCTGACTATAAGTCTAGTGCTATGCACTACATAGTAGGACAAGCAGTCCTTGGAGGTGATTATATGATACACCTAATTAGGTCAGAAGATGACGGTATAAAGATTTGGATAGAGAAAGAGGATGAGGTTTTACTTTGGAAGAGGTTCACTATTACAATGCCTGTTTCAATTGAATATAATATAAATCTTTAGATGAGGTCGTTAGATAATTTTCTAGTAAAGCCAAAGGACAACAAGAGATACGACAACACAAAAGAGATAGGAGGAATAGAGCTAATCATAAGCACATCCGAAGAGAGTCATGAGCACTCAAACAGGTACGCAGAGGTTTTCTCAACACCTATCATGTACAAAGGTCCAATACAAAGAGGTGATACTCTTATTGTGCATCATAATGTGTTTAAGTTTTACAACGACATGAAGGGCAGGCGCAAGAGTGGCAGAAGCTGCTTCATGGATGGCTTGTTTTTGGTAGATACAGACCAGTTCTATATGTACGGTAGAGACGGTCAGTGGTACGCACATGATAGGTTCTGCTTTGTGGAGCCTATTCCTGTTGAGGAGTCTTATATCTTTAAGCCAATAAAGAGTGAGCCACTAATGGGAGTGATGAGATACCCTAATGAGTATCTAAGGTCAATGGGTGTTGATGAGGGCACAAAGGTGTCGTTCAAGCCAGATAGCGAGTATGAGTTCAACATAGACGGAAAGACTATGTATAGAATCTATGACCATCAAATAACGATGACGCTATGAACGTAAAAGAGACAAAGCAGAAGATCATAGACGCTGGGCATAGGGCTGTTGAGCAGCTAATAAGGGTTGCTAAGGAGGACATCATTAAGCATGACACTGAAGATGAGCTAAGTGCTGATAGGTTAAAGAATGCAGCAGCCACAAAGAAACTTGCTATATTCGATGCCTTTGAGATTCTAAACAGGATAGAAGCCGAGAGAGAAGCTTTGGATTCATTAGATAGTGCTCCAAATGAAAAGGTAGATAACAAACAAGGATTTGCAGAGAGAAGGTCAAGAAAATAGTATATACAGGGAACTACCTGAATATGTACCCAAGAGCTCCCTTTCAAAGAAGAATAAGGCGAAGTCTTGGGCCTACGGCCATGACGAAAAGCATGACATTGTTGTTATATCAAAGAGTGGTCAAATTGGCGATGTGATAGAAATATCTGGACTAAAGATAGCACTACCACTAAAGCCAAGTAAAGTCTACAAAAGGAGTGACAAGCATTCACTACAATACTGGGAGAGAAAAGAACTCCCAACCGAACTTTCTAAGATGCAGTCAATATTCCAATGGAATGAGATGCCCAAGGAGTTTAAGGCTAGGTGGGTTGACTACATAGAGCAGGAGTTTGACAGGAGAGACGAAGGTTTTTGGTTTATGAACAATGGGAAGCCTTGCTACATAACTGGAACTCATTATATGTACCTTCAGTGGTCTAGTATTGATATTGGCTACCCAGACTTTAGAGAAGCTAATAGGCTTCTACATATTTTTTGGGAGGCTTGTAAAGCTGACAAGCGTAGCTTTGGGATGGTTTACTTAAAGATTAGACGTTCTGGGTTTTCGTTCATGTCATCATCAGAGTGTGTGAACACAGCAACATTGGCTAGAGATGCTAGGATTGGTATTCTATCAAAGACTGGAGGTGACGCTAAGAAAATGTTTACTGACAAGGTTGTGCCTATAAACAGTAAACTACCATTCTTCTTTAAGCCTATTATGGATGGTATGGACAAGCCAAAGACTGAGCTTGCTTATCGAGTACCTGCTTCTAAGATTACTAAGAAGAATATGCATGATGTTGCCGACAGCGACATTGACGGTCTTGACACCACTATTGACTGGAAGAACACAGACGACAACTCATACGATGGTGAAAAGCTGTTATTATTGGTGAGCGATGAATCAGGAAAATGGCTCCGACCAAATAACATCCTAAATAACTGGCGCGTAACAAAGACCTGTCTTCGTTTAGGTAGCAAGGTTATTGGTAAGTGTATGATGGGCTCAACATCAAACGCACTAGATAGGGGTGGTGAAAACTTTAAGAAGCTATACTACGACTCTGAGGCAACAAAGAGGAGCAGGAACGGTCAGACAAAGTCTGGCTTATATTCCTTATTCATTCCAATGGAGTGGAACATGGAGGGATTTATAGACATACATGGTATGCCAGTTTTAAGGGCTCCTGATAAGCCTGTTATGGGCGTTGATGGAGAAAAGATATATCAGGGTGCTATTGACTACTGGGAGGCTGAGGTTGAATCTTTAAAGAATGACCCAGACGCACTAAACGAGTACTACAGGCAATTCCCAAGAACAGAGTCTCATGCGTTTAGAGATGAGAGTAAGCAATCAATATTTAACCTGACAAAGATCTATCAGCAGATAGACTATAATGACTCAATGATTGATAGCCACTACACAACTAGGGGTAGCTTTAGTTGGAAGGATGGCATAAAGGACACTGAGGTAATATTTTCACCAAACAAGAACGGAAGGTTCTTAGTGGGATGGGTTCCAGAGAGGGGGCTTCAGAATGCATATACACAAAAGAACGGTAATAAGTATCCAGCCAATGAGCATATCGGGGCCTTTGGCTGTGATAGCTACGACATATCAGGTGTAGTAGGAGGGGGTGGTTCTAACGGTGCTTTGCATGGGCTCACTAAGTTTAACATGGACAATGCTCCTAGCAATGAGTTCTTTTTGGAGTACATAGCTAGGCCACAGACAGCAGAGATATTTTTCGAGGATGTTTTGATGGCTATTGTGTTTTATGGTATGCCTATCCTTGCTGAGAACAACAAACCAAGACTGCTGTACTATCTAAAGAACAGGGGCTATAGGGGGTACTCTATGAATCGTCCCGATAAGGTGTATAACAAGCTATCTAAGACAGAGATAGAGCTTGGGGGTATTCCTAATACTAGCGAGGACGTTAAGCAGTCTCACGCCTCTGCAATCGAGTCACACATAGAGAAGTATGTAGGGATTGACTTAGACGGTACACACAGAGACACTGAGACGATTGGAATAATGCCATTCAATAGGACATTAGAAGATTGGGCTAGGTTTGATATAACAAACAGAACAAAGCATGATGCTTCGATTAGCTCTGGGTTAGCCATAATGGCTTGTCAGAAAAACCTTTACCAGCCACAGCAAAAAGAGCAGTCAAAAATTATCGTTAAATTTGCATCATACAATAACAAAGGCATCAGAAGTGAAATCATTAGATGAAAGAAGTAAAAGTAAATATTAGTGCACAAGGATTCCCAAGTCAATTTGTTTCTGATGCTGAGAAGGCGTCTGATGGTTTTGGGCTTCAGGTGGGTCAAGCTATCCAATACGAGTGGTTCAAGAAAGATGGAAATCAGGGTAGGTATTATAGCCAATGGAGAGACTTTCATAAGCTAAGGCTATACGCTAGAGGAGAGCAATCTACCGCCAAGTACAAGAGTGAACTATCTGTTGACGGTGACTTGTCTTACCTT